GCTGTCTCGCGTGACTGGCGACATCTGCAGCGTGCGCGGCACCACCGATACGCGGAGGTCCTTGAGGTCCTCCAGCGTGAACGCGGGCTGGTACATGCGGACGGCCGTGAGCGGCTGCGAAAATGTGCCGGCGTTGATGTGCGCCGCGACGGCGTCGGCAATGGCGGTGATGGTGCTCACGGGCCGCCTCCAATCACAGGCGAACCCGTCGTTGGCACGCTCTGGCGCGGCGAGTTGGAAGTCAGCCCTGACAGCTTGCCTTCCAGGAACCAGATCTTGCGTTCCATCTCGGCGTACTGCGCGCGGATGCTGCGGGCCTCGCCGATGAACTCGTCGAGCCGCTTCTCCACCTGCTGGAGCTTGGTGGTCACCACGCCCCACTGGATGGTCATCGCGCCCGCCGCGAGCACGACGGTGACGACCACGCCGGCCCACCGAGCGCTGCCGTTCTGTCCGTTGCCGTCTGCCATCGTTACTCCGTTGCGATGTGCTTGGTGTGAACCCGAAGAACCCTGCGGTACGGGTCGCTGTACCGGAACGGCGGCTGCCCTCCGGGCGCATTGACCTCGTACACGAACACTCCAGCCGCGACTCCACTCGGTGAATGAGCCCCGCGTCGTCGGCCTGCTCGAACTCGGTCTTGCCGATGGTGGCCTGGACTTCCTTCTCGTCCGTGCCACGCCGGTAGAGGACAAGGCGGGAGAGGTGCTGGTGACGCTGGGCATCGAGGAAGGCCGCGCCGCGATCGAGCAGGTCGCCCACAGGTGCTCCTTATTGCTGCAGCCGCACGCGAACGATGGTGTCGGCGTCGACGGTGGCCTTCACCGCCTTGCCGATCAGCTTGTTCGCGCCGGCGGCGGCGTTCTTGGTGGCGACCTTGTTGGCCGCGTCCCAGTACGCCAGCGTGCCGACGGTGAACGCCGTGCCCGCCCCGGCGGCCTTGGGGAAGTCGAAGACCCCCTGCACCGCCAGCGAGCCGAACTGGCCCGCCTTGAGCTCGGTGCGCGTGGTGCCGACGAGTTCTCCCTGCACGACCACCGCGCCCGCGGGGATGTCCGCCGCCGCCGTGTAGTCGATCGCCGCCCCATCCTGAACGAACTTCGTTGTGGACACTTGAGTACCTCCTGTGCCGGGCTCTCCGCCCGGCTCGATGCCGATACCGCCCTCGAACTCGACCTGCTCCGGCATTACGCCTCACCCTTGGCCTTCACGCCGCCGCGCGGATCCTGCAGCGCCACGCCGAAGTCGTGGTACCCGCGCATCTGGATGCCCAGGCGGTTGAAGGTCTGCTCGGCGGTCTCGATGGTCGGCGACTCCTGGCCGTTGAGGAACGCCATCTCGACCACAGGCAGGTCGTTCGCGTCCGCCAGCAGGTACCACGCCTTGGTCGAGTTTCCGGTGAACTTCGGGTTGCCCAGGTAGCGGCTGACCTCCACGCGGAACTTGCCCTGGTGCGGGTTGGTGAGCGGGTACTTCGCGCCGCCGGTGTTGTCGCGCAGTTCCAGGCTCTTGAAGAGCTGGCTGCCCATCGCCGACAGCGCCGTGGGGACCAGCAGGATCTGCGGCAGGACCCCGATGGGCTTGCCGTCGGTGTCCACCTGGTCCATGAAAGCCACCTCGGCTTTGGTCAGGCCATCGACCCCGAGCGCGGTGTCCGCGCCGGCGACGTAGTTCTTGTTGGCGACGCTGAAGAACGCGGCGTTGTTCATGAACGCCGCCCAGAAGACCTCGTTGATGGTCTTGCCCGAGCCGGAGCCGAGCTTGCGCGGCACCGACGTGATCGCCCCGAGGTCGTCGTTGTAGATGTCCGTGCGGTCGATCGCCAGCATGAGCGCGTACGTGTCGGCCTTGTTGGAGTACGACTCCTCGCCCAGCGTCCCGTGCTTGATCTCGCCGCCGGGGGCCACCTTCTCGTACCCGTCGTTGCCGGTGAGCCGGTAGCTGGTGACGGTCTTGAAGTCCGTGACGCTTCGGACGGCGCAGATGTTCCGCCAGGTGCGCTCCACGCTGTAGAAGCCGTCGAGCAGGAACTTGTTGGCGACCGTCGAGAGGATCCCCGCGATGCTGATCGTGCTGCCCCCGACCGACGCCTCGATGCCGCGGCCGAAGGCGGCGTCCATGACGCCCTGCCAGTCGCGGAACGTGCGCCCGGTGTAGCCGTTAGCCCAGGCCGCGTGCAGCAGGAGCTCCTGCAGGCCCAGCGTGCGACCGAACGCGCGGCTGGCGGCCTCGAGGTCCCGCTCCTCGCAGTGCTTCTCCGGGCTCTCCATGCGCCCGGACAGGATGCACGCGGCCTCCAGCACCTTCTGGGTGACGGGGCCGCGTCCGTGGGCCTGGATCATCGGGGCTTCGGGAGGCTTGGGGCGGCTGGCGCGGAGCACCTCCAGTTCCGTGCGCGTGGCGTCCCAGCCGTCGCGGATCGCCTGCGACTCGATCTGGCCGTACTGCCCGGCGCACAGACGCCGGATCGCGCTGATCCGGTCGGTCTCCGCGGCCATCTGGGCCCGCAGTTCCATGACCTGGTTGCTCGGATTGCTGGGATCGGGCGCTCCCGTTGCCGGAGCAACGGGAGCAGCCTGCACGGGCGCGGCCCCGGCGTCACCCGAGGCCGCGATGCTGGCGGTGGTGCTCCCGTCGGCACCGAGGTCGACGAAGCTGATCTCGCCGAGCGTCGCCTTGCGGACGATGTTGAGCGGGCCCTGCACCTCGCGGCCGTTGACCGTGGCGGACTGGTTCTCTCGGAGGAACTCGAACGCCTCGACGCTGGTGCCGACCGACGCCTGCCACGGGAACCCGTTGCGGGCCGAGGCCACGACCTCCTTGGCCGCGTGCGTGTCGCGAGAGACCACGCCGGACGCCACGAGCTTGCCGTCCTCGACGGTCACGGCGCTGGTGTGACCGACGCCGGCGGCGGCGTCGTGCCCGAAGCGAATCGGGCGGGACTGCGACGGGATCGCCAGGCCCGCCAGGTCGATCACCACCGGGTGCCGCCAGCCGGAGACCTTCATCGGGTTGCCGGTGTACGCGACCATCCGGAAACGCGGGAGCGCGGCGCCGCCACCGGCATCGCCGCCCGCCCCGGCGATGAACTCGAACTCGGCCTCGGCCGTGAGCGACAGGCTCTTGTGCGCCGCCGCGGGGGTGGACCCGGCGGCGTCGGCGGCCCTGTTGGCGCGGATCACGAGCGGATGTTCGTTGAAGGCGATGGTGTCAGACGGCATGGGCCTGGTTCTCCTGTTCCTCGTCGCGCCCGGGGGCGGACTCCTGTTGTGCGGTCGGGCCCACCGGCAGCCCGAGTTCCGCCATGAGCGCAAGTTCCTTGGCACGCTGGCGGAGTTCGTCCTCCCAGTCGCGCCCCTGACGGGCGTACTCGTGGGCGAGCGTGGTGGTGTGGTTGGTCAGGCGCGTGGCCTGCGCGTTGGCTTCCTTGGCGGGGTCGACGTGCTCGACCCCATCCCAGAACCAGGTGTGCGGCGTCGCCGCCCCGCGCACCCGCATGGACTGCGGGAGCAGGCCCTCGACGAGCGCGGCCTCGTCGAGCCAGGCCATGAGCAGGCGGTCGAGGACCGCGAGCCGCAGGTGGTGCTGGTCGACGCGCAGGCTCTTGAAGTACGTCTGGTGGTCGAGGCGGCCGCTGGCGTAGTTGTACCCCGAGGAGTTCCCCGCCGCGACGTTGAACGGCATGTTCAGGCAGCGGGCGATCTCGTTGAGGATCTCGCGCTTGAACTCGGCGTAGCTCGTGGTCGGCTGCTCGGCGTGGACCTGCCCGAGCTTCCAGCCGCCGGGGAGCACCGTCGCCATGCGCTTCTCGAGCTCGACTTCGTCCATCGGCTCCAGCGGATCGGCCTCACCGTTGGCCGGCGCGTCGGTGTAGAGCACCGCGGCGAAGTCGGCCGCGGTCTCGGCGGCCGCGATGACGGCGAGGGTGTACCGCCGCAGCTGCGCGAACAGCGGCAGCGCGGGGGTGATGTCCGGAACGCCCCGGAGCTGCCCCGGCCGGTCTGGCCGGAAGTAGTGCAGCACGCTGCTGGCCGGGAGCGTGTCGAACGCGGGCTCGGCACCCGCGCCCGGACCGGTCCAGATGCCCACGTCCCCCGGGTGCTGGCGCAGCACGCGGTACGCGGCGGGGAGCCCGTACGCGTCGAGCACGATCCCGTCCGCCTCGCTGGGCACCGCGCGAGCGCCCCGGGTCCACGGCAGGTGCGGCGACGCGACCTGCTCGGGTTCGATCAGCCGCAGGTCGAGCTTGACGGGCGAGTCGATGCCGGGGCTGCTGACCAGGAGCCCGAACGCCTCGCCGCTCTCGGCGCGGGCCATCCGCATGGTGCGGAGCTTGCCGGGCAGGTCGATCGACGCCGCCCACGCCTCGAAGAGCACCTCGACGCGCCGGTTGGCCGTCGCGTCGTCGGTGAGCATCTGGAGCCTGGGGCCGGTACCGACGGTGTCGTTGGCGAGCGTGAGAACGATGCCCTTGGCGTAGGAGTTGTTGGCGACCTCGTAGCGGGCGCGGTT